GCCATGTCATCATTTGAGCCAGCTCCTATAACTCTAGGATCAATTGTTAATTCTTGCTTAGAGTCTAATGATAGCTTAGTAGCTGTATCTGGTTGATCAGTAGTAGCTAGATTACGAAACAACCTCAAAACACGAGGTTGTGAAGTTTCAATAGTTACTGGATTCGAAAAACCAAAAATTCTAGCTATGCCTCCTACAGCATTAGCTCCAATCGTGGTTGCTCTAGCGAAAGGTCCTATCACTGGGATATCAGTTAACCTTCCTGATACATTAGCAATTGCGGTAGCTGTATTTGATAATACTCCGCCAACTGCTTCTTCTGTTTCATCATTAACTGTTTCATTAGTAATACGATATTTCTTTAGAGCCTTACCTTTACCAGCGGTAGGAACAAGATTAGTAGGAACATGCATCTCAAAGTCTTCTGCCCAACAAAATACTGCAACATTCATAACTGTTGAAGCTGTATCATTAGCTCGACTCAAGACATTGAGATCAGAATAATTAATAGATCCCAAACTGAACTTACCAGTTCCTGAAGCTCCTGCAATAGGTAGAAAATTTCCATTATAAATAAAAGGTAACGTCATTTCTACTACATTTTGTTCAGAAGCATTGAGAAAACCTGTTATAGGATAAGTACTCATGTATTGCTGATAAGCAACACGGGCACCTCCTGCTCCAGAGGTTCGTAAAGTATTGTATGTTTCATTAAACATCTCATTTTGAGTTCCATAAGGAACATAATTGAGCATTAATTGACCATACAAAAAAGGGGTAGCACTAGGAACTATACGTATTTTCAGATTACATCTAAAATATGTAAAGTTTTGTAATTTTGATTTTACAAATGCATTACTTTGCCATAGTACCCAAGGATCTATGAGACCAGTTATTTGTGTATTCACAGTCCAATTGAATTCAGCAATCTTAACTGGTCTTTTAAGGGAATTGCCTAAAGTTACTGTAGGCGTAACTCCCACATCAAATAAAGAAGGTGTATTATCTACTGAAACATCGTAGGTTGATTGTCCAGTAACATAATGCACGTTTTCTTCTACTTTAGAATCTTCTTCACGAATTTCTATATTGGAAGATTCATCAT